TCAGGTGTCATGATTATATTTTCCCTTAGTGAACTATTTTATTGACCTGTCAGTGCGTTAACGTTTGTAGAGCTTGGTGCCAATTTGTTAGGTTGTTCTTGACGTGTTACAGCTCTTGCGGCAACGGCGCCAGTTTTACCCCACGATGACGGATCGGCCAGCACACGAAGAACCTCACTACGGTCAGATGCGGGTAGTGTATCAAGCATCTCCAAAGCACTTTTACCAGATGCCATGCCTTTTTGCAATTCACTAAATATTTTTTTATCCAGTCGTTTTTCCAACATGTCCAATGTTAAGTTTGCGGCAGTCGCACCCTTAGACAATACAAATGGAATACGGAAGCGAAACGAATCAGCGCCAATAACATCGCCCAGTTTTTCTGTGCCTGCTGCTGCTGCTTCCTTCATTGACGCTGTACATTCAACATTGGACGCTAGTTTTTCCAACGTGGGCATTTTGCTGCCCATTTCTTTAAAGATGTCATAGCTGCCAGGGCCAAATATAGCCTCCACCGCGTCTGGGTTGTTGCCGCGTACGAGTCTCACGTATTCTTGAGGTGAGTCTTTAAACAACTTAGCAGCTTCAGCAGCCATTGCTTTTTGGTCAATGGCTTGCATTCCTTGCGAGTAAGTCTTAAGGTAATCTCTCCAGCCAGTACCGCCAGCTTTTTCAATGGCATCATCAATCAATGGGCGAACTTCTTGAAGCACGCCCCGTGTTACTTTGGCACTGACTTTTGGATCAGTTTGACCAAGAATCTGCATAATTCGCTCATTGATACCTTCCTTGCGAAGAGTGTATAAATCATGTGCGTCAATAACGCCGCCCCCTTTGGCGGTCAAATTAGCAATATCTTCTTTGACAGCTTGCAATACTTTGGTCATATTGGAACTTGCACGAAGTCCCGGTGTGGAAAGTTTTGCGTCAATTGCTGCGGTGATGCTGCCAGCGTCCAGTGGGCGCAACCCGTAGTCCTCCAAGCTGCCAATTTGACGTTCAATAAACCCGGCTTCTGCACGGCGTTGCTTGGCGATCTCTGCAAAAGCATCGGATGTCTCTTGCCATTCTTGCGAGCGGGTACCGGCAGTCAAAAAGCCCGGTTTACCTTTAGCTGCAATTGCTGCTTGTTGCGCGGCTTCAGTCGCCGCATTAATTCCTGATACCCCCGGCGCTGGAGTCCCTGCGGCACCAGATGGTAAGTTTGCAGGCATACCTTCACGCAAAGCATTGACCATGCTTGCGTCGCGTTGTTGCATTTGTGGGGCCAAGCGATTGGTTGTTTGAGCAGCTTGGTTAGCCGCTTGCAGTTCAACATTACGCATGTCGGCAGTTAACTGATTCAATCGTTTAATTGATTGATCATATGCCGTTCGCATTTCAGTGGCGTTTCCACCCTCAGCCATGCGTTGCAGTTGCGCTAGATCGTCTGCTGCCTGACGTTTTAACAATGATGAAATGTCATCAGTTTTACTAGTCATAGCCCCAAGGGCTTGCCAAGCATCTTTTTGAATGCCCGATGTGGCCTGGGCTGCCGTAACATCGGCAGGTGACGCAAGCAGTGCTGCACGAATAGCACCGATACGATCACCTGCTACATCACGGGCAATTCTTCCGGCACCAACTTCACCCAATCGACCAGTAAACGCATCTTTCAAAAACCCAAGGCTTTTTGCTGTTATCTTTACCAGTGGGGGTGCTGCAACAGCTAGACCCGCACCAACACCAGCACCCGTGCTTATCTCATCAGGGTTCGTAAGTGCAGCAGTTGCTCCACCTGTGACACCACCACCTACGATTCGCGCACCTATGTCGGCAGCGCGTGTTGCCAACGGAGCGCCCTTTGTAACCAGTCCCGAGCTAAAACCCGAGGAGCGTAGCGCGTTTGCAACTGGTGCAAGTGCTGGCGCAAGTGCTGGAGCGCGGGTTGCTAAAGCCGCAACTGGTTTAGCGAGTACACCACCTAAAGGCGCTAGTATTGCGGCCTCTGTACCGTATTCGCCAATTCCGGTAGAGATTGGGTATTCTTGTTTAAACGGTGCAACACGGGCTTGCGTTTCAGCTTGGCGACGCGCCGCGTCTTCAATTAGTGACTGACCTGTTTCAGTCGCACCCAGTGCCGACAATCCTTTTCCGACAAGTTGCTGACCACCAAACATGACATTGCCGCCACCTTTAATAACGCCCTCGGACAATGCTTGAAGAAATGGTGCGCCAATAGATTTTATTACACCACTAACACCAGTTAATGGTTGTTGAGTAATACCAGTGACGCCTTGACGACCAACAGGCACACCGCTACTTGGCGCGGTAGGTGTTGCAAATAATTCTTTGGCTTTTGATATGACCTGTTCGTCGGTAGCACCTGCTGGCCCCTCAATTTCGCGGATAACACCGCTAGGGTCGCGCACCTTGTAAATTTGAGTTGCCATTATTTAATTACCTTCCATTCACCAGTAGCTCCACCGGCAGCGGGTGTCGCGGCGCCTGCTGGTGCCATCAGTGACTTTAATGCCGTGTCCATTTCCGGCGTCCACGCGTTGCCTGCGCGTATTTTTGCGCTTTTAATTAATTCAGTCATGCGCGTTTTTTTGGCAGCTAGTTGTGGAGGCTTGTCAGTGTACGCGGGGATATACGCTTCCATTTGACCTTGCAACTGTTCTTTGTTATACGCGGCACCAGTCGCCAAATACAGCAGCGCATCAAGAGCATCACGTTGTGCGCCCTGCACGATTTGGCGGTTTGCACTACGGGCTAAGTTTGCCGTTCCGCCCATACCAACAGAAGCGGCCAAAGCCTCTGCAGCGCCGGGTTGCACTGATGACGGGTCTGTACTGCTAATGTTTTTGATTTCGTTAGCGGCAGTCAACACTCGCCCAATGTTGTACGCGGCTTGTTGTTCCGAAACGGCAGTCTTTGTCGAATCCTTGCCTTTAACACCAGCGCCGCCTAAAGTTGCGGATGTGATTGCGCCGGTGTCCATGTTTATAATTCCAATGCTTCCGTCGCTCAGTGTTACTTGCTGTGTTCGCGGCGCTGCTTCAGGACGTGGCGCACGTTGAGCAGCAGCACGCTCTCGCAAAAACGTCATAAACGCAGGGTCTGTTTTAGCGCGTTCATATTCAGCAATGCTTACAGGGGGCGCTGGCGGTGCTGCTGGCTTCTCGGGAGCAGCAGGTGCTTGCGTAAATGTTTTTGTTCGGGGGTCGTACACAGAACTACTGGCAGCCACCGACATTGGCTTCGCGCCCTCAAGCAACTGGCTAACACTCTGCATTGACTTCATGCGAAAGTCATCAAACGTTCCAGTTCGAACGGCGTTTTGTAAAGCAGCAAGCCCTTTTTCAGGTGTTGCACCTATGCTCTTAAGCCATTTTCCGAGTACGGGATCAGCATGAACAGATTGATGCACGGCTAAGTACGCTTCTGGGGTATCTGCTAATTGATACGCTTGTGGAAGCATTGATAACTTATCGGTTAACAGTTTTACGTCTTTGATTTGCCCCTCGGTGCCGGCGTTTTGGGCATCTCGTTGCAACTTAGCAAAAGCAAATCCTTTTTCAGGACTAATTTTCATTACATCTTGCAAATACGATGCTGATGTTGGGTCAAGGCGGCGCAGTGCGTTGGCTTCCTCCATGCCACGTTGCTTTTCAGCAATGCTCATCTGGTTCAACTGATTTGCTGACTGACCTTGCTGAAATGTCTGCAACTGCGCCATCATGTTCAATGGCGACTCAGGTTGCTTAAACTGGGCACCTTGTGCGATTAGAGCGTTTAAATCGGCCATTATTTATCCTTATGGGATGTACATACCAGAGCCAAGTCTTGGCGTTGTGGTTGAATACGTGGGCTGAGTGTATGGCGTTTGAAATCCTGACATGTTTTGTGAAGATGAGTCAGAAACAGGGTAAAACCGATTTAGCATTGCATTTGTTTGGTAAGCACTACCGACACCACCTAAAGCATTGGCCCAAGTGTTACCTGCGCCAAGTTGACCTGCTGCCATAGACTGACCAGCACCGTACTGACCGGCACCAATAGCTTGACCTGCGCCAGTAATCAAATTTCCACCAGAAGCACCGTACTGACCAGCAGCACTACCTTGATTGCTTGCAGCAGACTGACCCGATGCCATTAGACTACCCAATGGTTGAAGCTGGTTTGTACGTTGAGTTTGATAACGATTAAACGCATTTTGGTATTCTTGAGAACCCATCTCTTGACCGTATCGAGTTGCTGCTTTAAGCGCTCCACCAGAGATCAAACCACCACGAGCGGCGGCTTGTCGGTCAAGTGCTTTCTGACCCTCAGACAATCGGAAGGCATAACCTGGGTCTTGTTGAAAATCAGCAGTACCGAAATCACGAGCATATTTGCCGTAACCAGCAGCGCCAGTATTGCCACCAAGCCCCATCAGTTCCATCAGTCGATTCTGACCAGTTAGGCCAGCTTGGCGGTACGGTTCCTGTAAACCAATCTGCCGCTCGTACATTCTCTCCTGAAGGGCAAGAGCCTCTCTGGCTGCTTGTGATTGAGTTTCACCTTGTTGTTGTGCAGCGGTTGCCTGAGTCTGTGCAGCAGACTGGGCACCCCGAGATGCCATGTATCCACCCAATAAGGCTGTGCCGCCCCCAATTAACGCTGCTGCAATAAAACTCATGGCGACACCTCAATAAGTTGGTCTTTTATCTTGTTACCCACTCCAAACATGGAATGTGGGTCATCCTCAACTAGCTCTGATTCTACATCTTCAACGGTAATTGAATCAACCCGATGAAAAGTCATGCACAGAGCATCTGTTTCAGCATATACGGCACGTTTTGTGCCCGGACTGCTGCATATTACTTTCGGGCCTGTAATATGTTCTACACCAGCGTCAGTGGTTACAAGAATTGTTCCAGATACGACCATGTAGAAATGTTCTTTCTTATGGACTTTCCCGACAATCAAGCAACCTGCGGGACGCCATACTTGCCGACAATACATGCCACCATGAAACAAATGCTCAGTGGGTGGCTCGTACTGCTCGTGCTTGGATACTTCTACCTGTAACGCTTCTACCTTTGCCCGCATGTCTACAGGCGCTGGTGCGTAAAACTCAGGCCCGTATGTGACTTGCATTACGAAACCTCACGCCCAGAAGCGCGAATGTTGATTGCTGTGGCAGTACCTGCTAGTGTAGATATAAACGCACCCGGTGACAATACCTGACCCACCAGTTCGGGGAATGTGTACACCTCGGTAGGCTGCAACGTCTTGGTCTTGGTGATCAAGTTGGCATCCCCGGCTGAAAACGACACTGTAACCAAGTTGACCGACAACGTGGCAGCACTGGCGCTGTAGTTCGTGGCAGTGAACTTGTCGATGATCGTAGTGACGCCATTGGCGGTGTACTGGGTGACCTGTGTCGCTTCGGCAATCTTGGCCGGGATCAGGACTTTGACGGTAACTGTCATGGGTAACTCCTATTGTTCAGTCTGGGTGACTGCAAGAATAACGGCAGGTGCCGCTGGTGCAAAAGCTGTAGCAGCTACGGTGGCGATGCTGACGTTGGTATTGTCGGCGGCGTACATGACTTCGATGAAATCACCGGCCAGCAAGGATGCAACTTCATTCAATGTCACAACCAAGTAGCCGTTGTTCAGTGTGATCGAAGCGACTCGGGCTGAATTGGGAAAATTTGTCGTCCCGTTTTTGCGCAACCAGACCCAAATAGATTTCTGTGCGCTATTGTTAGAAGTAATCTGTACAGAAGCGGCGATGTTGTACAAGCCAGCTTGGTCAACGTAAATTTCAGAAGTTGTCGTTCCAATGGATACGCCGTTGGCGATCTCTGTGTTGGTGAACAGCAACGGGTAGGCTGTGTTTGCCGCAGCAGGCGATTGGCTGTTGGTCTTGGTAAACTCACCGTAGTAAATTTGCTGCTCAATTGTTGGCCGGACAAAGATGACGCCATCAGTCGTACCCACTTGCAGCACGGCAGCAATTGGCACCACGTTATTAGGCGCAGTAGGTTTAACATTGGTAAACGCGCCTGCCACGGTTGGTGAAGCGTACAAAATGTCACCAAGGGTAAACCCGCTAGTGTCTACATCACGCACAAAGCCCCAAGTGGTGCAGTAGCCTTTTTCACCTGAGTCAGGCAGGTCGTGCGTCATCACCCCAACGATGTACAGCGTGTTTGTCGCACCGTTGGCTAGATAGGGTGCCACTGACAGTGCGCTGTCCGGCACAGCCCCGGTAAACCCTACCACGGTACCATTGGGAATGGTTACGCCGGTAAAGTTGGCTACACGAGCATATGTCTCCAGCCCGATCTGCTGAACAACATCGTATTCCATGCCTAGGTTAAGCGTTTGATCAAGTTGGTTCCACCCCATCCGGCCCATCATAGGGGTGCTGGGAGCGTCAACTTCAAAGTCAAGGTAATTGGTATTCAGCGTATTGCTGTTCAGCAAAGGCGGTGTTGCACCAAGTGCTTGCAATTGTTTTTGAATTTCAGCCACTTGTGACTGCACAACATTGACATCGTTGGTAGACGCCAACCCTTGTAGCTGTTTCTCTATTTCAGCGATTTGCGATTCTTGAGTAGACCCGGCAGCATAAGCAGCAAAGCCAGCAGGGGCTGGGTCAACAGTGGTCAGGTCAATCTCCTGAACTGGTGGCCCTACCTGCAAGTCGGTCAATGACGCATAGTTAGTACCGCTGCCAGTAAGCTGGAACAGATTGAAGAAAAATCTGTACCATTCACGCGAGATCAGGCCAGTCCGGGAATCCGTAAGAGGAACCCGAGGTGGCGTGATATTCGTGAGGATGACGTTTGGTTCACTCATGCGTTTGTCGGGGTTACGTAAAGTTCAGCACCCATGATGGCAATCTTGACTGGATCGGTACCAGACACCTCATACACCCGGTCACGCAGCTTGAGGGTCATGCCCAGACGCCGCCAGATGGTACGGTAACCGTACTGACCAATGGCACCCATAAGCTGCCAATGCTCGTTGCTCCAAGTGTGACCACCATCGTCCGACCAGCGTAGCATGGCCTCTGGCTGGCTACCCTGGCCCACAACCAGACCAACACCTGTCTCAGCGTCAAGCTGAAGGCTGTGGTGCGATGTACGTTTCAGGTTGTTCTGCCCAGGTGCCAACGCACGCCATGACCGAAGCCACTTCTGAGGCTGGCTATTGTCAGCATAGATGTCTAGGTCAAACGTGTAGATGTTGCCGGTTTCAAAGTCACCGACAACAGTGTTGCCTTCAAAGTTGCACTGGCAATTAGAACGATGGCGAGTAAACGCACCATTCACAAATCCAGCACGCTCATGCCACATTTGCGTCGATACGTCATACACCCAGGTTGCGTTGGCATTGGGGAAAATCAGCACGTAGAACGAATGACCTTCCTGCTGGTACGTGTAGGCTAAGGCGTCCGAGATGTTGCCATACTGGGCGATAGCGTACTCAATAGCATGAGTAGAAACCCTAGTGCCTGTGTATCCGTTGGCCCGGTAGACGATGCCCTGTCCACGCGCATCTGTGCCCAGCCAGAACAGGCCATTGTCGAGCTTGGCAACCGAGTAGGGGGCTACACAGCCAATCTCGTTAAAAGCGCCCTGAATGCGGGACAAGGGGAAGTCTGCATTGCCTGCGTCATACCAGACTTCAACTGAGTCAGAACCAAACAGCCAGGCTTCGCGGTGATCAACTATCAATGCCACCAGTCCGTCAGGTGACCCTTCGGCACTGACAAAATCAGAAGGATCAACGGACAGGCCATCCAGCAGACTGGTTACCCATACTCGCTGGCTGTTGGGCTCGTTGAATACAAAGTATCCGTCCAAGTAAGCAACTGTTACAGCACCTGGGAAGTCAGCGTCTGTAATCTGGGCAAAGACGTTGGTGACTTCGTTGTAGATGTAGCTGGGGCCATTGCAGGCAAAGAAAATTTGCGTGCCGTTGTCAGCAATCGAAACCGGGCCGGTGCCAGACACATTGCCCAACTTAACGGGTGTACCTGTCAAGCTAGTGAGTTTAAAAACCTCAGTGCCCGAGACAACGTAGAAGTCAGAGCCATTGGTCTGGTGTGCCCACAAAGCCCGGATTGGGCCAAGACCGACAGTTTGCAGAAAATTGAGGCCAGGGGCGCGGTTTAAGAATCCAGACTCTTTACCGCCTTCTGGGATCAGTTCCGGGAACAGATTGATCATGCGATTGTCAGCAGCGTTGACGCTGCGAGCAACATACGCTGAACCAAGAATCTGGGTTTTCATGCTATACTACCATTCATATTAAAAGGAGTTAGACTATGGAAACGTGGAAACCAGTTTTGGATTTTGAAGAATTGTATGAGGTAAGCGACTTTGGAAATATGCGCCGTATTGCCAGAGCCAAATCTCTTGACGCCACAAAAATTCCCAAGGCAAAACAAATGTTTGAACACGGCGCTACCCTTAAAGAAGTTGCTACTTTTTTGGGCACCAGCATACCCACAGCCCATTCTATCAAGTTGGGCAAGACTTGGGCCGGTGATGCCGCTTACAGACCATGCAAAATTAAATTGCTTAAAGGGTACTTTCAAGTCTCGCTGTGCCGAAACGGTGTGTACGCTCGCCGCGTTGTCCATCGCGTCATGTGGGAAGCATTTAACGGGCGTATTGAAGGCCGTTTGGAAATAAATCACAAAGACCTTGACCGCGCTAATAACCAATTGGATAACCTGGAAATTGTCACGCACCAGCAAAATATTCAGCATGCGATTGACGCATACAAAACTCAAGGACTTTTGAGAGCCGTAAAAGGCACCAAGGGCTTTGTTGCGGGTAAGCATAGTAAATACGACAACGCTCAATAATTCGACGCGTAGATGTTGAAACGCTGGCGAGTCGCCACGATAGCGTAAGGCATCGACATCACATCGTCAGGGTTATTGATACGCTTCAGGTTACGCTTGCTGGTCATGGAGATGCGCGACACCTGGGGGCTGGGTTCTACGCCAAACTCAGGGGCAAACTCCATTGCCAAGTTGTACGTAAACGCCCGCATGTAACCCGGTGGGAAGTGCAACTCAGTTGCCAAGGTAGCGGGTTGATCAAGTTCCTGCACCGACACAAAGTGCCACTCAAGGTCACGAGTTGGGCGTGGGTAGATCGACATGGTGATGTCGGGGAAGCCCATGTTCACAAAGCAGACCTGCGGATACGTGCTGGTTACAGTCTTGACGGCAATGCCGTTGTACTGCTGCTGGTTGATAAATTTAATGCCGAAGGACACGTTTGTGCCCGGATCACGGAAGTAAGTAGCGTCATCCAGCATTACAGGACGCAGGCCAATAAAGTTACCAGAAGGGCCAAGGGTGCGAATGTACTCGCCGGCAGGCCATGTAAATACTTGATCTTGGGTGCAAAACACGGCCAAACGCTCAATAGACCACGAGTCGATCATCTGGTTTAACGCTATCAAAGCGTCTTGAGACATGGCAGCAGACGGCGTTTCACCTTCGGCAAGAATGCCAAGCAATCGGAGCGCCCTGTTGATCTGGTCATTCGCCGTGTAAGTTGCCATATCAGATTTCCTCGGTTACAGCCTTGCGCGTGTATTTGCGCTTGATGCCCAGCGCATTCATTGTCACTTCAATCTCAGTGTCAGAAGCTGGAACAGGCGTATCGGGATTGTACCGCGACCAGCCATTTGTTTCATCAAATACAGCTTCAAGTTCCATAGTAGCAATTTTCCTACCGTGTATTGGATGATCAAGATAAATGTTCATAGAAAGAACGGGGCCGAAGCCCCGTTTAATTAGACGAAAAGAGGAAATTCCCACTTGCCCGCAACAGACGTAAACAGCTTACCAGCGCCAGTGGCGTTGGTAGTCGTTGCTAACGACCCTGCCGGAGCAGTAGTGGTTGTTGTACCTGCGGTAATAGCTGAAGTGAGAAAATACAAGCCAGCGGTGCCGTTTGCAATCGTTGCGCCAGTTGTCGCAGTCGAAGTAAACGTGCCGCTAACTGTAGCGCCAGTAATGGTGCTACCAGTGATGGTAGCGCCATTAATGGTGGTACCAGAAGTTAGTTCGGGATCGCTAAATGCAACACCGACAGGTTTTGTATTGGGCATGATATTCCTTTAGAAAGATAGGGCCGAAGCCCCATCAGATTTAGCCAATGCGATAGCAAGTGTAAGTGCCATCACCCGTCTTGCGAGCGCGGAAAATAGCACCAAAGCCAGAAGCAGTGGTCAGGCCAGAGCCAACCAAAGTCCAGCCGGTATTGACAGTCAGTGTGCCCACGCCAGTGCTGGTAGACATGACAACAAAGTCAAACGTGCTGCCAACTTTAGCGCTGCTGATTTCTGCGTCCACGCCACCCACACCGGCCACCAGCGGAAGCTGGAGGTTGTTGGCATTGGTTTGTGTGTACAGAATGATGCCACCTTCCAGATCAGCAACCGTCAAAGCGGCAGTTGCGTTAGCTGTATAGGTTGCAGGAGCTGGAGCGTAGCCCAGCACGATTTCGTTGAGGTTGCCATCACCAAGTTGATAGCCGCCGCCGCCGTTAGGTAGTGCCATGATAATTTCCTTAAAAAGAATGATTTACGAAGAAAGGGGCCGAAGCCCCATTCAATTTAGCCCCAGATGCGGGAAGCCATTTGTGGACGAATCGTGCTGTAGCCATACAGAACGTCGATACGGCAAGGCATACGGTCGTTGTTAATGTCGTACTGACGAACAACGCGCAAGCTGATACCGTTATGCACAGCACGAGCAGCCATGTCAACACCTTGTGGGAGCAACAGGTCAGCAGTGGCAAACGTAATGGCGTCCTTGTGGTACACCAAGTTCTGTGCATACTGGCTGGAAGCAGCACCCAAAAAGGTAGCAGCTTTACCAGTCACGGGCAACACATTCATGGTAGCCAGGGCATGACCAGCCGAGTACATGGGGTACACGGTCACAGTCCAGGTGCCAGACACGGCAGTAGCGTCAGCCAGAGCAACAAACTGATACAGAGAACCAGTAGACTCACGAGTCTGTGGGTTGACTGCATAGCTGTCAGCAATGGTAAACACATCACCAGCCTTGATGGTGGTGGTCACAGAGCCTTGTTCCAACAGGATGGTAGAAGCACCTTCGGAAGTCACGCCAGGAGTCTTCACCAAAGTGGAGGCAGCAGCGTCACGAGAGCCGGTGGTGTGCTGTTTGATCGACTGAGACATATTGATCTCGTCAAAGCCCAACACGCCAGTACCCATCATGCCGTTACGGAACTGCTTGCTGATGGTGTCTGTTGGATTAAACAGACCCTTCATGCCTTCAACCAAACCAGCGTTGGCGGCAGGGTTAACGGTAGCGTAGCGTGGAGACATAACAGCAGCGTTCTCATTCAGCTTCTGCTGGGCTTGCAACAGCACCAAAGAAGTAGAAGGAGTAGTGCCTGGGGTGCCAACGGAGTTACCGATGTACTTGTAGGCATTGGCAACGTCAGCGTCGATGCTGGAGGCCAACTGGCTGATACGAGGTTTCAACACACGCTCTGCGAAGTCGTCCAATTGCATGGTCAGTTCAGCAGATGTGAAGTTGATACCAATGTGCTTTTGGTTGGCTACCGACAGGGTGGTGAACTGCTCGTTGTCGTCCTGAACTTGCAGGGCGGCACCGTCAGTAACCAGAGCGCGGTCAGGCAGACGAATACGCAATGTAGAACCAATCTTGGCACCTTCAACAGCAAAGCTGTCGTCGTACTGACGATTGACGTTACGGGTCAGGACCAAGTTGTTTTCGAGAATCTCAAGCGCTTTGCGCGTGATCATGTCGATTGTCAGGATAGAATTACTCATTTAAATTTCCTAAAAAAAGTTAGCGGATACGTTGCGATTCCCACTTTTTCGCCTGTCGTGCCCTATCAGCTTCAATCCACTGGCTGGCTGTCATGGTCTTGATAGACCGTGGGTCAGTAGTGTCATGTGCTGGCGAACCGGAGGTTCGGGCGGTAACAGGTGAAATCGGCGCTGGCGCAGACGTTGTTCGTTTTACGGGAGGATTATCGGACAATTTGCCTTCGATCTTCCCGATTTCCTTTGCCTGCATGAAGGGCGTCATACGCGAGATACGATCAGCTTCTTTGGGGTTAGAGCCGAGGTAGTAAGCTAACTCAGGTCCAACGTCCGAGGACTGGATCGTTTCGGCCATCACATCAGTAATTGGGAGCTTGGGGTTGTATGCGACTTGTTCAAAGTCATCATATTTCGTCCGTGCTTCTTCTTCCTTGTCGTGATAACTCTCAAGAACTTGCGACTGGCGTTTAGCAGACTCACGTTTGGCAATCAGTTCTTCAGCTTTCTGGTAGGCCAATGCGTCTGCATAGGCTTCAGGGCTTTCAAACTGGTCAACAGACTGTGTGGCTGGTGCCCTCAACGTTTGTTGTTCAGACTGGCGTTGCGCTTGATCTCGTTCCCACTTACGTTGCTCTCTTGCGAGGCGTTTGCCGATTGCTGCATCAAGTTCCTCTTGCGAGAATGACTTGGGTGCTGCTTCAGCGATTTCCGGCGATTGAACTTCAGCTTCAGGGGCAGCCGTTGCTTCCTGTTCTGGCACGGGTAGTGACTCCGCTAATACTTCTTCTGACATTTTTGAATCCTACGATTCCCTGGTTTACCGAGCCAGTACGGTTGTTTGATTGTATTACTATTTATCTGACAAAGCAGATGTAGTAACTTCACGCAATATGACCATCAGAACGGGCCACAGCAGGATGACGTAATTGCGATAGGGCATTGGTATGAACGAGCCAAGGAAGCCACTGTTGAGCTCTATAGCCGTCAGCAACGCACCAACAATGGCTACCCAGTAAGTTTTGGATTTGAAGCGTTGTAGGAGGGCGTTCATTATTAAGTAGCTTTATAAGCCGCGATTACAGCAGCCGTGTGCGTTGCAGCACAGATGGCTTGCACACGGGCATCTTCACCACTTACGTCAGCACCGGGCACAACAACGTGTCGGGCAAACTTGCTGCTGATTTCAACGCCATCTTCTTTGATAGCGGTCTTGGTGCGAACTTGAATGCAGCCGTTTTCAATAACTTCAATCAGATCAACAGAGGTAACTTTTTCCAACATATCATTTCCTTGTTTCCAGCCACGGCGTCCACCGTAGCATTAAGGTTTCCAGTGTTCCGCACTGGCACGGATTAGGGGTGCGATGTCTTGTAAGCGTCAAATTCCGCTTTAAGTTCTTGCACAGCTTTAACCAACAAAGCCACCATTTGTCCATAAGCAATGGCATCTGGCGACCCGTCTTCGGCGTACATGACAAACTCGGTCAAACCAGCCTCATGTACTTCTTCCGCAATTAAGCCACCAAAAGTTTTTCCGCTGTCTGTCTCTGCCTTGCCTTTATAGGTGACAGAGCGAAGTCGCAACACTTCTGCAAGGCCATGCACTGCGTCTTGCACATTCTCTTTGTACTTCAAAGAAGATGTTGAACGGTACAAAATGCCACCGGAATCAACGCCAAGGTTTGCTGCGCTGGCAGATGTGAAGTTGTAAGGAGATCCGGCGGCTAGGCCGGTAAGAATAAGACCATCACCACGAACTCTGAAAAGTTGCTGACTAGAGGAGTTGAAATATTCAACAGCTGTGTCAGTGTTGGAGCTTCCGATTGCGTTGACCAAAAGACGATTGATGGTGAAGGGTGCTACACCGGCAAAGTCTGTGACCATCGCAAAGCCTGTGTTGGCCGTTGCAAAGGTGTCGTAGTTAATTAGGTTGATGATGCTCAAAGCACCGCTGCCAGCCACAAACCACAAGTAACCAGTTCTGGCACTAGGAGCAAACTCATCCCCAAGTTGCGCTCCATTGACCATCATCTTGCAATTGTCACCGCACAAAAATGCGCTTGGTGCCAAGATCAATGGAGTGTTCAAAACGACATTCGATCCGTTTAACACTTGAACAGCCGGACCTGTTGCTGCCGCACACTCGATTCCAAGACCATTGATGGTCCAATTTGCAAACCGAATGATGACTGGTGTTCCTGTAAAACCTTCAACAGCAATCGCATTGGCCGTGGAGTAAAGGGCTTGCAAGTTAAAACCAACACCGGAACCACCGAGCACGTACACATCGGTAAGGTCTATGGATGTTCCAGATCTTCCCATCCAAAAGCCGTTTGTTACAGGATGCAAGCTAATGTTCCTGAAGGAAGACAGCCACATGTTGGCGTCAGTTCTGAAGCAAGTATCGGTGCCTAGTATGCACAACCGTTCCATCTTCACTTGACCAAAGTCGTCTTTGGTGTAGATGCCGTAGGTGTTCGGTGTGGTGGAGTAACCCTGAATTGACATGTCGATCAATGCTGGGTTGTATGTGCCTGACGGTATCTGCACACCAGTGGTGTTTGCCGGGTAGGGTGAAATAATGACAACAGCGTCAATCGCTGCATTCCAGCTTCCGTCATTTGGTGTGGCGTTGTTTGTTTTCTTGATAACCGTTGAATCAACGCCCTCGCCAACAAGTTGAACACCTGATCGAATGTAGTTATCCGACCCCCAAACATACAAAGGTTTGGAAATGTTGTACGTGCCTTTAGGAAGGTAAACAGTTCCAATTTTGTTATTGAAAGCGTAGGTTATTGCTGTTTGCAGTGCGGTTGTGTCATCCGTTACACCATCACCCGTTGCGCCAAAGTCAAAAACATTTAGCGGTGCGCCATCAATCATCGAAAACGTAACTTTTGTGAGCGACATGGCGTATACCTTAGACAGTGTAAGTTGCTGTGACAATGATTCCAGAATCAGACGTTTGAGTGCTGATTGCAGCATGGAGCCATAAGCGATCACCAGCGGTGAAAACAAAACCCGCTGTCGCCTTAAATGCTTCCGGGCCTTGCCAAGTCCCAGAGTAAGATGCTGCGGAAGTAAACGGCAGTCCATCAAATCTGTAATATCCAGTGTTGGCAGAAAATCCGAGTCCAGTTCCTGAGAATGTCGCATTGACAGTAACCTGTCTGCCGATCTTGGTGTAAATGCCGCTTACAAAAGTCCAAGTTCCAGAAACAGCATCTTTCACACCGGGGTCTGTGAGTGTAAATGTACCTTCTTCATAGTCATCCAGCAACTGACTTGTCATTCCTGCTGCTGGGGTGTTGGCGGTGAAGTTGATGCCTTTGGCTGCTGTGCTTTGCGTAATGTTGTCGGTAAACGAACCACCAGCCATCGCAACTGCACGACCGGCGGTCAGGTTTGCAACAGACACGTTTACCGTTGCACCATTCTGCACAATTGGCAATACTTCTGTGCCAGCAAGGGGAGTTGATGCGCCAGTCAGCGCGGAAATCTTTTTATCAGCCATAATTGTTCCTTAAACGTAGTTAACTTCAATTGACGAAGTAACTGGGGGCGCTTGTGAAAATGTAAGAACAGCGCCAGCAACGCTGTACGTGTTCTTTTGCTGGTACACACCATTGATGTACACATTGGTTGCGTTCTCGCCTGCTGGTGCGCTTGCCAGCGTAAATGCAACAGTAGAGCCGTTACCTGTGAAATTGGCAATAATTGAAAATGCGTTAAAGCTACCACCAATATTGTCGTATGTCGCAATTAAAACATTTGTTGATGTTTTTACAACAAATTTGTACAAATACGCATAATTCAACCAAATTTCGCCGCCAGGCACCCGGCCAGCAGAATCTAGCACAATAGGGTTTGTATGCGCCGTGTTGCCTGTGTTTGATGTGTACGTAGCCAACGGTGTTGATGTGCCCGCTTGATATGTTTCAAGTTTTCCACCAGAAAGCGGGTTGCCGTTGTTGTCAAACAACTGTGCGCCAACTCCTGCAAATATCGAAAGAGTTACAGTTGTCATCAAATTACTCCAGAAGAATCAAACCACCGTCCTCTTGGACGAGGTTGTCGCCGATCTCAGTCAGCAAATTGCCCTGCACCGTGGCATCAGCATAGCCAGACAGCAGCGACATGACGGCACCCAAGCCAATGGCTATGCCGTTGCGAATGGGGATGCCGAAGTAACTCATTGCGAGTTGATGGGTTTGCAGTAGATTGTGCCATTAGTAGACACGCGAAGTGCACTGACCCGCCATTGACCACCAGAGCCCTGTGGCACTTTAAATGGAATTGGTGTAAACGGTGGGATTGGTGTGCTGGCCGCAGTTGCCACAGCGCCTTCACCAACTTCAATGTAACAGGCTTGGTCAGACCAAACAACAACACCTTGGGGGCCAGCGGTCCATGTGCCGGTGTTACCAGCGGTATCGGTGTAGGTAACCAATCTGGCAGGGTAGTCCGCTTTGGACAAAGGATTCAGGAGTTCCATAATTTTCCTTTACGCAAGAAAGCGCAATTTGTACAAGGTACGCAAATAAATTTCAATGATATTGTCAATCAATTGTTGCAGCGATGAGTCTGATTTGTCAACCACCTCATATCTGCACTTCTCGATCTCGTCAAGCTGGTCCTGCAAGAATTCAATCACATTGGTCGTTTTCTTGGCAGACATCAGGCTAATTGGCCCAATCATACCGTGTCTGCCTTGGTAAGCCTCGGCAAAGTCATCGGCCGCGCCAACAATGCGGTCATAAAAGATATTGAGAGCAACGTGCTTGGAGTAACTGCGGGTGTTCAAGTGAACACTGTGGGTCACATCACGGGCTAGGAATAGCATTCCCATAAAATCACTGCATTTCATTTGGCATTCCTTGTGGTTGCATTTGCTCCATACCTTGTTCTTCCATTTGCGGCATTTCCTGTGGCTCACGCATCTCAGGAATACCACCTTGCTCCATTGCAGCAGCAACTACGCCCATCGCAATGTCTTGAATCTGTTGCTCGGTCATGCCGGCCTGCACAGCGGAGATACGCTGTGTTTCAGCCTGGTACGCCTTGATCTCAGCTTCGTAGTCCTTGCGCTTCATGTCCTGCATCTCAATCGACTTGCCGACATTCTGGATCATCTGGTGCATCTGCTCCATCTCCTGACCCATCGCCTGCATCTGCTGCTGTGCAGCTTGCAACTCAGGATTGTCTTCGCCATCAGACATCAGCTTGGGGTCAATGGTCTTGGCAAAGCGTTTAGCCATCTCTTGGGCGCCCGGCCAGTCCATGTTCTTGACAAACAGGTCACCGGCAACTTGCCACAACTGTGGGTTGCCTTGCAGCAACTGGGCCATTGCTTCCAGAGCTTCTTGGCGCTTGGTAGCGTAGCCTGGACCGGTGGTCGCCACAACATCGTACTTGCCAACGCCCGGATTGTAGATTTTCTCAAGCACGACACCCTGCTGATCCACAATCTTGTTGACTGGTTCAGCTTGGTCAGGGTTAATCTTGACCATTTTTGTCTCACCATCTTCACCAATGATCCGGGCAATACGCTGGGTATCGTAAATCTTGGGGATCAGGTCCACGAGTTGGCGGGCAATGTGACGGACGCCACGAGCCAAGTTATCACCGTAGTGATATGTGCCGACATCGCCCTCACGCTGACGCGCAAGAATGGCTTTTCCTGAGCGTTCGTTGCTTCCCATGCCCAGAGAAGCGTTGTACTGGCCTGTTGTGGACTTGATGTCCTCAGAAGCACCAGCCTTAGCCTGTAACAGCCCACTGGAGGCCATCGGGGGCTGGGCGCGCTGGGGTAGTGGCAGAACAGCGCCTTGGCCGTCTGTAACGTCCGGATTGACCTCCAGATACGGCCAGTTGGTCGTGTTGGCGGTTTTCCACTGGTTCTCATAACCCTCAAACTGACCACCATAGCCAATAAATGGCGCTTTGGGTGCCAAGGCCAACATCTCGGCTTCTTGTGAAACCCAATAGTTGTACATGCGCTGGGCATCTTTGGCGTTACGAACTAGGCCAGAAACGTACAGACGGCCATCGACTTCAAACTCATTGCCAACAATCCGAATCACTGGAATCCATTTGCCGGCCCATTCGTTTTCGGACAGTATTTCGTAGCCGTTGATCTTGCAATACTTGACCCTTGCACGATCAGACTCACGCGACTTTAGCGGCTTGCCGTAAAACGCCTTGAGTTGCTTGTCCTCTGGTGTGCCCACGAATGCTGTGGCATTGCCGGGATACAAGTTCAGCGTGGCGCGGTCATAGTCAACGTAGTAGTAATCAGCAATGCGAATCGTGTCCTCATTGAGCCAATTAGAGATAGACTGGTCACCAACACCCAGAGACTGGAGAGTCGTGATAGGCGCTGCGTCAGGGTACAAACGGGCATATTCAGCCTTTGTCAAGTCTTCTGTAACAAAACACCACTTCGCATCCGCGCCCGTGGGGTCTTGGATCGTAGGGTCCATGTAGACGGAGAAGCTGTTACGCACCCGGCCAATCTTGATGTCTTGGTCAAACGTGTTGTCGTCGCAATACTCAGTCAGCAGACGTATGTAGCCTTCACCGTAGGATACCTGGTTCTCGCAAGCGGTGTCATAGGCCACATCAGCGTCAGAGATGTACTCAATGTGCCGGATCATGCCGTTGAAAATGTCAGCAATCTCAACGTCAGCCTTGTCGTCCACCGGGATGACCTTAGCACCAGGACGGTTCTGCCGTTGGTCGTTGGTGACTTGGCGAACGTGCTGTGGCAGCTTGTTGATGGTCAAACAGGGCCGGGCGTTGATGGTCTGGCCCTGCACAGCACCACGAGTTGCCAAGACATCTGAGGGCCACTGCCAGTGGTTGTCGGGGGAACCAGCGTAGAACTTCAGATCGTCAATCTCGTCCTCACGGGATTCAGACAGTGCCGACATAGCCAAGTCCAGCCGGGCACGGGCGGTAGCCAGCACATCAGCGTTGCTCTTGTCTTTGGATGAACCGCCAACAGCAACGGCTGCGGCGGCTACGATGCCTGTTACGTCAGCCATGTTATTTCTTTTTCATTGGTTTGGCAGCTTCACGCTTCACCGAATAGGCAATTGCTACGGCCTGCTTGACGGGTTTGCCACTTTTTACTTCAGCAGCAACATTCTTGCGAAATGCTGCGGGGCTTTTGGATTTGACGAGTGGCATATTAAGACCCCATCCATGATGTTGCTGCGCTGCCGGATTGCGCGTTTACACGGCGTTCAGTTTTCGCATTATAGTCACGATGCGCCACGGGAAAGGCAAAAGTTACACAAAGTGCATCTGCGGCGTCCGGTGAGGCCAGCCCTCGAGCCTTCATCTCCTTCTTACTCTCCAGCAAAATGGCACCTGCCGAGTTCGTTTTCCGCATGGGGCCAACCAAGTCGGCCTTTAACTGCCTATCTGCCGAAACACTGGCCGTTTTAAGCCAGTCCTTCATTGCGCCCCACATCTCAGCACGTTTATTCTGCCACATTATGGGGCTTTTCGCCTTCCAGCCGAAGTTCACACCCCGCACCTTGTACCGCTGCTCGGTCAACCTGTCAAGTATCCCGTAGCCCAGACCACCCTCGTCGATCACGGTCAATAGGGGTTTGTACTCCTCGATGGCGTCGATGACGTGGCCCACTACGGACATGGTATCCTCACCCTTGTATCGTTTGATCGCAATGATGTCACGCCCCTGGCGAACACAGATCACGGTGCTGTCCATGCCACCACGCGCCGGGTCAACGCCGATAACGATAGGCGCAGTCATGTCCTTATATTTCGGCCGTTTGAACGCATCCTCGACCAGCGTGGGCGATATGAACTGGTCCTCGCCCGTGGCCGGGAACTCACCATAGACCTCTACCCGCGCCTCACGCGAGTCGTCCCCATACTCAGCAATGATCTGGTTGTACACAGCCTGATCGGTGCCCTCCACCGTCCGGGCATCAATCATCTGCCCGTTCCAAAACGCCCGCTTGCCGTGAAACGTTTCAAAGAAGTACCCAGTGTTACGCCGTGGGTTCGAGAACGCCAGCCAGTACCTGTCCAATATCTTTTCTGTAAAAAACCCCGCCGCCACGCTCCAGATGCCATCAGGTATGCCACTCGCCTCGTCAAAGATCACCATCATGCCGTCATGGTTGTGGACACCCGCGTAGGCGTCTGGGTTCTCTTCCGACCACAGCTTACCCTCGGCTGCCCAGTACCGGGTGCCCTTCTTGAGGTCACGCTCCACTAGGTCAGTCAGCCATGTGGCAGGTACCAGCTTCGTAGCACTTACCTCCCACCAGTGCGAGTTCACCGCCATCGTGGCCCACTTAGTCAACTCACCCCATGTCACCGTGCGAAGCTGGTTCTCGCTGTTAGCCGATACGATGACGGTACTGCCTATCCTGGTGCTCAGCATCCACAGTATCAGCCACGCCACCAGTGCCGACTTACCTATCCCCCGGCCAGAAGACACGGCTATCCGCAGCGCCTCCATGTCCAGCACACCCTTGTTGGCCTTGATGTGGGTCGTGATCTCACGCAGCACCCTGCGCTGCCACCTGCGCGGCCCCTTGAAGTTAGCCAGCGGTGTGTTCTCCACGCCCCATGGAAACATGAACAATACGAAGCTCTCAGGGTCATCCTTGATCTGAGGACTCCACAACTTCGACATGAGAGTCTGCTCCTCCTCACCACTATATATAGGCTTCTGCATCAGTCGTCGATCCTTGGAGTTACATCTTCTATGTCAGCTAGGTCGATCACCCGGGCGTCAGCCTGCGCCAGTGCACCTAGGATACTGATCTGACCACCGACGTCAATAGTCTTGACCTCACCGTACTGCTTACGATTGTCAGCGCCCATCAGCCACTTCCGAGTGTCGATCCGCAGCTTGGACCGATTAACGTCCTCCAACGAGTCGTTAGCATCGGCAATCGCAATCATCTCGTTGGCCCATGTCTCCGTGCGAAGCTCCTTGGCCTCCTTATATAGCTGGTGCCGTATCGGGTCTTTCTTGATCCACCGAAGGAACGCACCATACTCAAACTCACGGAAGTCCTGGTTAATCACTGACTGGAACGTTCGGCCCGACGCAATCTGCTCAAGCGCACGCATGAACACGATTTCGTACTGCGTAAGCATCAAGTCAGTTTGAGCCTTGATGACAATAGGGGAGATTGGGATAGTTTGTTCGGGCGCACTGAGCCAATCAGGCAATTCGACTGGATATGCTGATTGATGTGTTACCTGATCTGTGACAGGTGCGCCTGTGAATTCATTATTCATAGTGTCTAGATACTATCACAACAGGCAGAACAATGGAATAAATGGAATAAGTGGAATAAGTGAACCCAATGGGTTATTGTGTAAATGAAAAATGAATAAAAAATAAAAATTTCATCTGAGTCCTCCGTAGCCGTGGCCCATCGGCGCTCGGCCCTACCCACCCCCTTGACCCGGACACCTAAAATCCTCAAGCCTAAACTATCCATGCATCAATGATTCATGTGTCAACTATCCATGTATCAATGATTCAATCCCTAGTAACCTAGGTATCAATCAACCCAATGGGCATCAATCAACCCAATGTCCAATGACCCAATGGGCATAATTGACCCAATGGGCATCGAGTGTGACAAATGGCCAAAAACCCTGTCACAGTTGGAAACGTGAAAAGTGCCTCTTTTTTAAGCAAAATCGGGTCAAAAGTAGCCCATTGGGTCAGTTTTCGAGGGGTAAAACATGGGTTTATTGACCCAACGGGTCAGTTTTCGAGGTGTTTTTACTAGATGTGACAAATGGCCTCCACAGGAGCCCAAAAAATATATACTTTCTATCTTTTCTTGTGCCTTTTCAGAATCTCCAGAATCAGTACCCCCATTTCTAGTCACTGGTGTCACACTTGACAATGTGCTCAACCCATAGGGTTATCCCTACAAAATAGTTCACAAATAGTTGTTGACACAGTAACCCAATGGGCTAGAATACACACATGGCAACATCGCCATGTAACAGTTAGGACAATCCATCATGCATTTTGCAGCCTTCTATCAACACCCCGTCAACTACGGTCAGTCTGACCTATCGCCTATCGAAGCTTGTGGGGACCGAGCAGTTATCGTGCTGGACGCTCGTCAACGTCCACAGACCCACATTGACATTGCGACGCGTGAGTGTGCCAAGCGTGGCTATATCGGGTTTACTTTGCACATGGGCCAAACCTTTACCCGTGCGAGCATGGTCCGTTCACTTGAATTGATCTAACCATGAATCGCGAACACTACACCCCTCCCCGCCACCATCGCATTGGCAAACGCGCCCAGGCCGTAGCAGACTACCTCACTGCTTTGGCCGTGGGGCTGGCATTGACTGCCCTGGCATTGGCCTATTTCGATATTCTGTAACCTGTAACCCGTAAGGAAAATTTATCATGCAAACTTTCACCATTGCAAACGAAACCGTATTAGCTAAACACGCTCCCCTGTACTGCCACGCGCACGGTTTAATGCAAACTGCCACGGGTTACGGTAAGCGCATCGCCACTGCCACCATGGTGCAATACCGTGGCAAGTGGCGCCGTGTCTACTGTTGCATTTATTCCAATATTGGAACGTGCTATATCGGTAAACTGTCAGACAATTTGTTTGTTAAGTAATCCAGTCACTGCCCATGATGTGGGCAGTGGCGGGGCTATTCCCGGCAACGTAAGGACAATTTATCATGCAAGCTATTCAAACCCGCTACCTCTCTCCCACCAACTCTCGCGGCTCGCGTATCAAGGCCTGGGCTGCTGCTGGATCAATCACTATCCCTTACCCACACGAGTTATCGGGCCAAGCGTGCCACCGTGCAGCCGCTGAGGCCCTGGCCCTGAAGTGCGAATGGGATACGCCCTTCTATGGTTCACTATTGGGGGGTCAGTTAGCCAATGGCGATTATGCGTTTGTATGGAATAACACATATTCGGAGGAATAACATCATGATCGATTTAATGACAATCCCCGCTACTGAGGCCGAACGCTTGGCCTATGCTGAGGGCTTCACCCGTACCGCTACCCTATTCGCCCGGGTAGCTGACCTGGAAGCAACCCAAGCCATGCTAGATCAAGAGATAGAAGACCTGCGCTCTGAGTTGGAAACCGCCCATGCCGATAAACGGGACGCGATTAGCCATGCTGAGAGCTTGGCTGTTGAACTCGCGCAGCACCGCAGGGCTGAATGGTGACTATCGCCCTACTTATCGTGGCCGTGCTGGCCGCATTACTTAATCTGTAACCCTACCCCTACCATGAACCAAATAATTGACCTACGCGCCCGCCTAGGGCTATCAGTACCCCAACTAGCCTATTACCTGGGCGTAAGCGCCCATACGATCATCAAATACGAGAATGGCACCCGGCAACCTGGGGGCGCTCTGCTGCGCCTAATCGAGGTAATGCAGACCCTCGAAGTGATGGCGCCTGCTATCCATGCCCATATGATGCCCAGCGTGGCACCGGATAGCCCCGTGGAGGAGGGTTTACCTATTGACTAAGCCCACCATAGCCCAGACGTTAAAAAGCCCCTTGAAGGGGCTTTTTCATTTGTTGCCGTGGACCCTGGGCTTTTCTTTGGTGCTGAGCTTATATATCTCGTCTAATTGGCGCTGCTTGGCCGCTATAACCTTGGCCCGGTAGTCGCTGAAGTAAGTGATTAAGCCGGGGTTAATAGCCCACTGAGCGATATGCTTATGCTCTTGGGTCCGGTCATCTATCCTGATGACCCACCGCGCATCCTCAAGTGGTGCTATGGCGTTAATCACTGCCTGGTCCGCCTGGTGGGGCGTTGACTTGTCAAGCTGGCGTCTAGCTGAGCGCTTGATCTCTGAGAGGCTAATCGTGTCCTCGTTTGCATATTGGATGATGTATTCCTTCAACCACAATTCAAACGTGCTGACGCCGCCCAGGTCCGAGAGCGCGTATCGGAAAACGGGGATAAAGTAGGTTTTGGTTAGGATGATAGCCCGTGCCATGAGGTCAGCCGATACCGTGGGACTGAAGGGTGACTCTAGCAGGTGGAACATGAGCGCGATGCGCCCGGTGAGCCCTTCAACCTTGCCGAATGCCGTCATGAATACATCATCCGACTGAAGCAGGCGCTCGTCTCTGCGCTTGTTGTCGTACCATACTTGGAACTCTTGGTAGAGTGCCTTGGCCTCTGGACTAAGCGTATAGGTCATGGGTGGCAGTGCGTACACGACTCGCAGGGTCTGTTCCCATGCTGCTTCATTTGTCAGGAAGTCGGGTATCTCACGGGGAACCGTGGTCAGGTCGCCATTGAGTACGCAGGGGATGAACCGTTGAATCAGGCCGTCAGCACTGAGATTGTGCAGGTGTTCCCTAAAGACGCGAGGTTGGATATTGCCGTAGATGCTGATGGCCAAGTTTTCCGCAAAGATTGACCCGCTGCCTACCCGGTCCATCTCGTAGCTGGCCGACTCGTAAGCCTGGACCCATGCCGACCTGTCCTCGCCGCTGGTCTTATCGGTCATCTTTTTGACCCAGGAGTTCATCTCGTCCAGGTAACAGAGCAGGCCGCGTGGCCGGTCTGCTGCCAAGCGTACTAGCTTCTGGCTGGTCACGTCCTTGACAGTGATCCGCAGATTGGCCGGCATGGGTGGCATCTCGTTGACTATTGGGGCACCGTCCATGCTAAGCATACCGTCAGCGCTCTGAGCGAAGTCGAGGAAAGCCTTCTTTGATGATGCATAGGCCGCTTCTTTGCCCTCCCAATCGAGCATCTCCTTCTTGTGCCTGGGCAGGTCCTCAAGCTCTAGCTTACGCAGAACTGACATCATGGGGCTTGATCCTGGGGTCTTCTTGTCAGCCGGGGCGCCGATGGTCATTAACCACAGCACAGGAGGCACCAGGAAGCCCTTGATCAGTTCTAATCGGCTCCGAGCATCCACCACCCCGCAGACAGCCGATAAGCCTGCAAAGAGTGGCACCAAAGGGTCACAGCCCACACTTTCCCCGACCTCGGTGGCCCGCCGGGCAATGACACTGGGCCACAAGGACAGGTCCATCTTGGGCGCTGGTGCCATCAT